ATCCAGAAAAGGTTTTACTATGGCAGCAACAGATAGAAGTTAAAGTTGGTAATAGGAAAACAGCCAGGGGTTTAAAATCTAAAATACAAGGGGCATCATTTGAAAAGAATGCAACATCTGGAGTAGGTGGACCTACAACATACTTCTTTCATGAAGAAGCTGGTATAGCACCAAAGATGATGCAAACATATGAGTATTTACGTCCTGCAATGTCTTCAGGTATGGTAACAACAGGTATGTTTATAGCTGCAGGATCTGTTGGTGACTTGGAACAGTGTAATCCTTTAAAGGATATGATACTCAATCCAAAAGCAAATGATATATATGCAGTAGAAACTAATCTAATGGATGCTGACGGAGGCATTGGTATGGCAGGGTTATTTATTCCTGAACAGTGGTCTATGCCACCTTATATTGATGATTATGGTAACTCTTTAATTGATGAAGCTATTGAAGCTATAGTAACGGAAAGAGCACGTTGGAAGAATGAATTAAGTGGAGAACAATATCAGTTAAGAATATCTCAAAAACCTTTGAATATAGCAGAAGCATTTGCATATAGAAAAGAATCTGTTTTTCCTCAAGGAATATTAAGTAAACAACAAAAAAGAATTCAAGAAAAAGAATATCCTTATGAATTAATTAAATTAGATAGGGATGAAAAAGGAATTTTTGCTAAAAGGACAAATAAATTACCTATTACAAGATTTCCAGTAGATAAAAAACAAACTGATAAAACAGGTACTATAGTTGTATGGGAAAGGCCTGTAAAGAATCCAGAGTTTGGTGCATATTATGCTTCTATTGACCCCGTGTCAGAAGGAAAAACAACTACATCTGATTCTCTTTGTAGTATCTTTGTATATAAAAATGCAACTGAAGTTACAAGAACTACAGCAGCAGGTGATGTTGAACAGTTTATTGAAAAAGATAAAGTAGTAGCTGCATGGTGTGGTAGATTTGATGACATTAATAAAACTCATGAAAGACTTGAATTAATAATTGAATGGTATAATGCTTGGACATTGGTAGAGAATAACATTTCACTTTTTATCCAGCATATGATTGCTAGAAAAAAACAGAGATACTTAGTACCTAAACAACAAATACTTTTCTTAAAAGACTTGGGTTCCAATAGAACTGTATATCAAGAATACGGTTGGAAGAATACAGGAACATTATTTAAAAGCCATTTGATTTCTTATGCAATTGAGTTTTTAAGAGAAGTAATAGATGAAGAAACTGATATTAACGGTGTAGTTACAAATCAAACATTAGGTGTTGAAAGAATACCGGATCCAATGTTAATTAAAGAAATGTTAGCTTACTATCCAGGATTGAACGTGGATAGACTGGTTGCATTTGGTGCATTAATTGCATTTGTAAAAATACAACAGTCTAACAGAGGTTATTCTAAAAGACGGGAATCAGAAGATAATTCTTTGGTAAATTCAGAAAAATTCACTAAATTAAAGTATAGTCCGTTCAAAAATATTGGGCAAAATAAATCAAGAAATAGCTCCAGACCAAGAAGGTCAGGTTTTAAAAATTATAAATAGAACAATTAAATATATTCTAGAATGAAAGTATTAAATGCAATGCAGTTAAAAAATGGAGCTAAGGCAGAGAGCGGCCCTACGTTCTCTAGTTTAACTCAACCAGTTCAGTTTATTTCATCTAAACAAAAAACTGATGAGTGGGCTGCATGGAATTTAGATTGGCTTGAAGTTCAAGGAATAGAATTTTTGCGTTTAAATGCTAGAAGGCTTTTAAAGAATTATAAATTAGCTAAAGGTATTATTGATAAAACAGATTACATTGTTGAAGAAGACAATGATTACAAAGAACTAATGGATGTTCTAACAACAGAAAATGAATCTGCGTTAGAATTAAAGTTTTATCCTATTGTACCTAATGTTATTAATGTTTTAAGCGGAGAGTTTGCTAAGAGATATAATAAAGTTCAATTTAGAGCTGTAGATGACAAGTCATACAATGAAATGTTGGAGCAGAAGAAAGTTGAAATTGAACAAGTATTACTTGCTGATGCAGAAAGGAATCTTGTTCAGTCAATGATAGAAGCAGGAATGGATCCGGCATCAGAAGAAGCACAACAGAAACTATCTCCAGAAAATTTAAAATCATTACCAGAAATAGAAGATTACTTTAGTAAGTCTTATAGAAGTAGTGTAGAAGAATGGGCATCACATCAATTAAATGTTGATGAGGAAAGATTCAAAATGCAAGAGCTTGAGGAAAGAGGTTTTAGAGATAGCTTAATTGCAGATAGAGAGTTCTGGCATTTCCGCATGTTAGAGGATGACTATGATGTTGAATTATGGAATCCTGTATTAACATTTTATCAAAAGTCTCCAGATCAAAGATATATATCTGAATCTAATTATGTAGGTAAGATAGATTTAATGACAGTATCTGATGTAGTAGATAAGTATGGGTATTTAATGGATGAGAAGCAATTAAAATCTTTACAAAAAATATATCCAGCTAGATCTGCACAATACCAAGTTAACGGTTATCAAAATGATGGATCTTATTATGATGCAACAAGGTCACATGAATGGAATACTAATTCTCCTAGTCTAGCATATAGACAATATACAAGTAACTATTGGAATGACCCATCAAGTGGTGGAGATATAGTATCTCAAATATTAGATGAAAGTGAAGACTTAATACAATGGGGTGATAGCAACCTGATGAGAGTTTCTACAATCTATTGGAAAACTCAAAGAAAGGTAGGACATCTTACTAAAATTGAACTAGACGGTGAGGTTACTCAAGAAATAATTGATGAAACATTTAAGATTACAGAAAAACCTGTATATGATACATCAATATTTAAAAATAAATCTAAAGAAACTTTATTACAGGGAGAACATATTGATTGGATCTGGATTAATGAAACTTGGGGTGGAGTAAAAATAGGACCTAATGTACCAGCAATGTGGCATACTACAATGGGTGATAACGTTAATCCTATTTATGTAGGTATTAATAGAACTAAACCTGGTAGGTTACCTTTCCAATTTAAAGGTTCTAATACATTATATGGGTGTAAACTTCCAGTAGAAGGTCGTGTATTTTCTGATAGAAATACAAGATCTACTTCATTAGTAGATTTAATGAAAGCTTATCAGGTTGGGTATAACATGGTAAATAATCAAATAGCAGATATACTAATTGATGAATTAGGTACTGTAATTATGTTTGATCAAAATGCTTTACCACGTCATTCAATGGGAGAAGATTGGGGTAAAAATAATTATGCTAAAGCATACACTGCTATGAAAGATTTTAGCATGTTACCTTTAGATACATCTATTACTAATACAGAAAATGCTACAAACTTTAATCACTACCAGACTCTTAATATGGAGCAAACAGGTAGATTAATGTCACGTATTCAGTTAGCTAATTATTTTAAACAACAATGTTTTGATGCAATTGGAATCAATCCACAACGTCTAGGTGGAGCTGTATCAGCACAAACTGCAACAGGTGTAGTTAATGCTATGCAACAATCCTATGCGCAAACAGAAATATACTTTGTACAACACTCAGATCATTTAATGCCTAGGGTGCATCAAATGAGAACTGACTTAGCACAGTTCTATAATAGTACAAACCCAAGCGTCAGACTTAGTTATATATCTAGTGAAGCACAAAAAGTAAACTTTACAATTAATGGTACTGATTTATTATTAAGAGACTTTAATGTTTTTGCAACAACTAAAACAAATCATAGAGCAATTCTAGAACAGCTAAAGCAAATGGCTTTAACTAATAATACTACTGGAGCATCAATATATGAGTTAGGTAATATTGTAAAAGCAGACTCTATTGCTGGAGTAACAGATATACTAAAAGATTCTGAAGCAAGAATACAAGCTCAGAGACAGCAAGATATGCAACAACAACAGCAAATGCAGCAAGAGCAACTACAAGCTAAAGCTCAAGAAGAACAAATGAAACTGCAAGCTGAGCAAATGGAAAATGATAAGGATAGACAAAATGATTTAACTATTGCTGAAATTAGAGCTGCTGGTTATGGTTCAATGAGTGATGTTAATGAAAATAAAGTATCTGATTTTCAAGATGCTATGAAAGACATTAGAGAAACTACACAATATAGAGAGCAAGCTAATCTTAAGCGTACAGAACTAACTCAAAAGGGAATACTTGAGCAATCTAGATTAAATGTAGAAAGAGAAAAAATATCTGCAGATAAGCAAATAGCTAATACTAAATTAGAGATAGCTAGAGAAAACAAAAACAAGTATGATGTACAATCTTCTAATAAAAAGAAGAAAGATAAATAAGTGTTAGCTATATACTGCAAAAAACTTTACTAAAATTTAAAATTATATAAGTTTATTGCATTGTATGTGAAAAAACATTTTGTATATTATATATATAAGGATTTAATATTAAAACCAACAATAATATGGATACCAAAACAAACACTGTGAACAGTAACGTAGAGACATTAGACATTAACATTGATGAAATATTTGATGGTGCTCCAGGAAGTGGAGCTGTCACATTACCTGCGGAAGAAAAACCAAAAAGAAATATTTTATCAGGATTGCAAGAAAAAGCAGATTTTTCTTTTGCTGATCCAGATAAAGATGATGCTGATGACTTAACTGCTAAAGTTGATGAAACAGAAAAAGAAGAGGTAACTGCAGAAAAAGAAACTGCCAAAGAAGATACTAGTAGCAAAGTAGAAGAAGCTGCTGATATACTAGAATCTTTAGATGAAGTTGATGAAGTTGCAGAAGAAGAAAAACCATCTAAAAGAGGTAGAAAGAGTATATCAGGAATATCTGATGTATTTTCTAAACTTATTAAAGATGATAAGATAGTTCCTTTTGATGATGATAAAGAATTAGAAGACTATACTGCTAAGGATTGGGAAGAATTAATTCAAGCTAATTTAGAAGAAAAAGCTAATCAAGTAAGAAGAGAAACCCCAAAACAATTTTTTGCTAGTTTACCTGAAGAACTTCAAGTAGCAGCAAGATATGTAGCAGATGGTGGTCAAGATCTTAAAGGATTATTTTCAACATTAGCTCAAGTTGAAAAAACTAAAGAGCTTAGCATTAAGAAAGAACAAGACCAAGAAACAATTATTAGAGAATATTTAGGTGCTACAGGATATGGAACACAAGAAGAAATCTCTGAAGAAATTGAAATTTGGAAAGATTTAGGTAAACTAGAAAAACAAGCATCTAAGTTTAAACCTAAATTAGATAAAATGCAAGAAAAGGTTGTTGCTAAAAAGATAGAAGAGCAAGAGCTTAAAAAGAAGCAGCAAGAACAAGCATCTAAACAATACATGTCTAGTGTATATGAAACATTAAAGGATGGTAATTTAGGTGATATAAAAGTTGATAAGAGAACACAAACAATGTTGTATAATGGTTTAGTACAACCAAGTTACCCATCTGTTAGTGGACGTAATACAAATTTGCTTGGTCATCTTTTAGAAAAGTATCAGTTTGTTGAACCAAACTATACATTAATTTCTGAAGCATTATGGTTGTTACAAGATCCAGATGGATACAAAGCAAAAATAATGGATAAAGGTGCACAGAAAAGTGTTGAGCAAACTGTAAGAAAATTAAAGACTGAACAGGCAAATGCAGGCGGATCTAACTCTTTAGGAATACAGAGTAAGGAAGAAGGAAAGAAGAAGTCAGGAAGAAAATTACCTAGAACCAACAACATATTCAAACGGATTTAACAATCAAAAATAAATAACAATTAATATTAACAACAAAAACAAGTAAAAATTATGGCAACTCCAGTATTAAATAATGGAATTTTCCTAAGAGATACAAGCTACAAAGCTAGTTCTCATGTTGATTCTTATCACTTGACTCAGATGCTAGGTTCAGCAGAACCTATGGATATGGGACCAGTAGACCTTTGGGCAATGACCCAAAAGGTTGAAATGCCTTTATATCAAATGGCATCTTTCGGTGGAAAGAATACAATCATGGTGGACAATGCACGTGGTGAGTACAAATGGCAAACTCCAATTGCACAAGATCTTCCCTACATTGTAGCAGATATTGAAGCAGGAAACACAAGTAAAGGTGTAGACGGTACTACATTTAAAATTAAGATTTCCAAAAGAACATTTGGACATGGTGATATTATCACATATGACAAATACAATGGATTAGAGCTTTACATCACAGCTGATGATATTATCCCAGCAGGTGACGGCTACATCTATACAGTTCAATTGGTAAACAACAACAATGCAGCTAGCTTAGATAATAAGTATTTAGCTCAAGGTACAAAGTTCTTCAGAAAAGGTTCTGCAAGAGGTGAGTACGGAGAAAGATTCTCTGACATTGAAACAGGTTCTGGTTTCCGTGAATTCTACAATTTTGTAGGAGGAGCTGAAGCACATGTACATTATTCTATTTCTAGCCGTGCTGATCTAATGATCAAAGGTGGTTTGAATGCTGATGGTACTGTACCAGTAACTGAGATCTGGAGAAACTTTAACACTGACTCAGCAAATCCATCTGTTCCTTCAATTGAAGGTTTAGTAGCAAATATGGGTAAAGCTGGTGCAAGAGAAGCTATGGAAAATGGTACTCTTACACGTACTTTCATTACAAATATGGAAGCAGCTCACTTATCTAAAATTGCAACGGATATTGAAACTTACCTAATGTGGGGTAAAGGTGGTAGAATTAAACAAGACGGACCAGATGAT